AACATTAACAAAAATAGAATATCCTACTGAAGTATTTGATACTGATAGTGCTTTTGCTTCAAATAAATTTACAGTTCCTAGTGGCGAAGCTGGTAAATATTTTTTTAGTGGTGGATTTAAAATAGGAGACTCTACTGATTTTAATGAATTAAGAGCAGTTATTTATAAAAATGGTTCTGCATTATATAATACTAATCAAGCAAATATTCATTATGATAGTGCTATAGTTACTGCTGTTTTAGATTTAGCTGTTTCTGATTATGTAGAAATATATGGTTATCATAGCAAAGGCTCAAATGCTGATACATTAGCTGACAGTAATTCAAATTACTTTATGGGATTTAAACTAATATAAGATAAATTATGACAAGTATATTAAAAGCAGACACGATACAGGACACAGACGGTAATAACATTATCAACGAGAATAGTAATACGATTACTATCGGTGCATCTGGTGACACTACAAATATCATAGGAACATTACAGAACAATGGTGCTGCTGTTGGTGGCTCTAACACTCCAAATTTTTATGCTTATAGAAGTGGAAATCAATCATTGTCAAATGCAACAACAACTAAAATACAATTTAATGCAGAAACTTATGATACTGCTAATGCTTTTGATAGTTCAACAAACTATAGATTTACACCTCAAACTGCCGGTAAATATCATTTATTAGCATATTTTTTTGTAGGTGGTTCTTCTGCCGACACAGAAGAAGCTCAAATTTATATTTACAAAAATGGATCAAGCACATTTTTTTATGAAATTGATAATAGAACTGGAACTAATGGATATAATACAAGTCAATTTATATCTGCAATAGTTGAAGCTAATGGTTCATCAGATTATTTTGAAGTATATGCTAGAGTAAAAGGTGCTGGAACTAAAAATTTAGTAAGTGGTGCAAATCAAACTTGGTTTCAAGGATATAAAATTATAGAATAGGATAAATTATGGCAATAACAAGATTAGGTGGAGCGAATGCAATAACAGGGACGATACCAACAAGTGTTGCACCTGGACAAGGAAAGGTTTTGCAAGTTGTTTCAACAAATAAAAGTGATACTTGGTCAAGTTCTGGTACTGGTAATTTTCAAGCAGTTACAGGTTTGTCTTTAAATATAACTCCATCTTCTACATCAAATAAAATTTTAATTAAAACAGATGTTAATATGTATGTTAATGATTATGGTGGTGGTTATTCAATTTTTAGAGGTGGTTCTCAAATTGTAACTCCATCTAGTGTAGGCAGTAGAAGTGTTGCAAATGCTTCACATCATACTTATGGAGCTGCTAATTATCAATCGAATATGGGTTTAAATTATTTAGATTCACCATCATCTACTTCATCACTTACTTATGCAATTTATGTCTTTGTAAGAAGCGGAACTTATTATGTTAATAGAAGTTCAACTGATAGTGATACTGATGATTATGCAAGAACAATATCAACAATAACAGCATTTGAAATAGCAGGATAAAATTATGATTATAGAAGCAATATTAAAAATAAATCCAAATGCACAAGTAACAGTTAATGCAGATGACATTAATCAAATAACTTGGCATGAAGGAACAACACCTATCTCTCAAGCTGACATAGAAGCGCAATTTCCAGCAGTAGAATTTGATATGGCTATGGAAGATTTAAGAGCCAAAAGAAATAGATTACTTGCTGAAACAGATCATCTTGCTTTATCTGATAATACTCTTTCATCAGATATGACAACTTACAGACAATCTTTAAGAGACATTACAAACGGTTTAACTACAGTCGAAGACGTTAATTCAGTCACATGGCCAACTAAACCAGGAGCATAATAGATGCTCGGCCTGACTTCCATATCTGGTGCTCCAATATCAACATCGTTCTTTAACCCGAACGTCACTGTTAATGTAACTGGTAATGCATTAACTCTTTCAATTGGAAGTTCTTCTGCATTAGCAGGAGCGTTTGTAACACCGACTGGTAATCCTTTAACACTAGGTTTTGGGTCCTTAACTATTGCTGCAGCAGCAAACGTTACACCTACTCCTACACCATTAACTTTAGGTGTTGGTACAGTTACAGTATCAGCAGCAGCTAATGTTTCTGTTACTGGAAACCAATTGACCATTGGCACTGGAAGTGTTACAATAACAGCCGCTGCGAATGTAAGTCCTACAGGCGTGCCTATGACTCTTACTGTCAATGATCCTGGTATCATTACATGGCAACCTATAGACCCAGGAGCATCACAAACATGGGTTAATATAGACCCGTATTAGGAGAAGTATGGCATCAAGTTTTTCAACAAATTCAAAATTAGAGCTTATAGCTACGGGTGAAAAAGCAGGTCTTTGGGGTACAATTACTAACACAAACCTACAGATATTAGAACAACTAGCTACAGGTTATCTATCAACAGCACAATTAGCATCTGGAGATTTAACTTTAGCACTTGATAATGGTGCAACGTCAAACGGTAAAAACATATATATTAAATTAACTGGTACATTAGGTGCAAACAGAAATGTAACTATACCAGATGGATCTGAAAGAATTATTATATTTGAAGACGCAACAACAAGAGGCACATCTACTCTATATACAATCACAGTTAAAACGGTATCAGGGACCGGGGTTGTGTTACCTATTGGATCTAAATCATTAGTATATTCTGATGGTACCAATGTTAGTCTTGGAATTAGAAACAAAGGTTATGTAACTTTAAACTCTTCAACAATCACTGCATACACAGCAGTAGATGGTGATCAAATATTTGCAAATACAACAGCTAACCCAATTACGGTAACTTTACCTGCATCACCAGCAGTAGGATCAGAGGTTACGTTTATTGATGCAAGAGGGACTTTTAACTCTAACAACTTGATTGTAAATAGAAACAGTCAACCAATAAATACAGGTACATCAAACCTAACACTAACAACTAATGGTCAAGCTTTTACATTAGTGTATGTAGATGCGACGAGAGGCTGGGCTTACAAAACTAACACGGCATAGGAGTAACTAGTGGCTCTTATTGAATACAATTTCTTACCAGGAGTTGACAAACAGAACACATCTGCTGGAGCAGAGAATAGATGGGTAGATTCTGATAACGTAAGATTTAGATATAATCTACCTGAAAAAGTTGGTGGTTGGTCCTCTTTAGTATCAGATACTATTGTCGGTGTTGCTAGAAAACAACATGCATTTGTTGATCTAAATGGAAACAGATACGTGGCTCTTGGAACAGATAAATTTTTATTATTATATTTTGAAGGACAATTGTTTGATATAACACCTTTAAAAGCTACTTTAAGTTCTTCTACAATTGCAACTGTAAGTGCTTCAGCTGTTTGCACAATAACAACTTCTACATCACATAATTTAGAACCTGGAGATATTGTTTTATTAGACAGTGTAACATTACCAGGTGGTACAGGTTTTAGTGCGTCAGATTTTGAAGATAAATTATTTCAAGTAACATCAGTTCCAACCCCAACAACTTTTACAATTACACAAAGTTCTAATGCTGGTGCAACTGTGTCAACCGGTGGAAGCATTGCAGTTAAACCTTATGAAAGAATAGGTCCTGCTGCACAAAACTATGGTTATGGTTTTGGTATATCACAATGGAATGGTTCGGTATCTGGTGCTGCAACATCTACATTAAATGGATCATTAAGTGCAAACTCTGCAGGTACAGGTGGTTCTGGCACAAATGTTACACTAACTTCTACAGCTAACTTCAGTTCTGCTGGTAGAATATTAGTAGAGAGTGAATTAATATCTTATGCTTCTGTTTCATCACCAAACTTACAAACTATTGTAAGAAACGTAGATGGCACAGATAATGCAGCACACAACACAGGAGTAACTGCAACGGATGCTACAAACTTTTCTGATTGGGGTGAAGCAGTTCTTGCATCGGAAGTAACTCTTGAACCAGGTCTTTGGAGTTTAGATAACTTTGGTCAAGTATTAATTGCAACGATTGCAAACGGTAAAACATTTACATGGAACGCAGGTGCAGCATCACCTTTGACTACAAGAGCATCCACTTCTACATCTGGTTTTTCTACATCATCAAATCCAACTGCATCAAGATTAACTTTAGTGTCACCAACAACACGTCACTTATGTCATTTTGGAACAGAAACAACGATTGGAACTACAACGACACAAGATGACATGTTTATAAGATTTTCAAATCAAGAAGATATAAACAGTTATGCAATTACAGCAACCAACAGTGCTGGTGATTTTAGGTTGCAAGATGGTACAAAAATTATCAGTGCTATTAAAGCAAAAGAAACTATTCTAGTATTTACAGACAATGCACTCTACACAATGAAATTTGTGGGTGCACCTTTTACATTTAGTTTTGAACAAGTAGGTACAAACTGTGGTTTGATAGGTAAGAATGCAGTTGTTGAAATAGATGGTGCAGCTTTTTGGTTGTCACCAAATGGTTTCTTTATGTTTGATGGTACAGTCAAATCACTACCATGCACAGTAGAGGACTTTGTATATAATAATTTTGATACCACTAAAGGTCAACAAGTTGCAGCAGGAATCAATAACTTATTTACAGAAGTTATCTGGTATTACCCATCACAAGGATCTAGTTTTAATGATAAGTATGTTGTATTTAATTATGGTGAGTCTAGTAGTTCTAGAATGCCTGGAGGAATATGGTACACAGGAACAGAATCAAGAACATCTTGGATTGATGCAATTGTATACCCTAAACCCTATGCTACCAAATACGACTCTTCAAGCAATGGGAGTTTTCCTGTAGTAATAGGTCAAAGCGGACTAGGTCGTACTCAATTTTTTGAACACGAAGTAGGAACTGATCAAGTTAACGAAGACGGGTCAACAACAGCTGTAACTTCTTTTGTTAAGTCTTATGATATTGATATAGAACAAAGACAAAGAACTAGACCAGGACAAGCAGCTGGACCAAAAGTATCTGGTGAATTTTTCTTAGCAATGAGAAGATTTGTACCAGATTTTAAGGCATTGACAGGTAATGCTAAAGTAAGTTTAGGTGTTAAAAGATATCCACAAGAATCAGATACTACAACAACATTAAGTCCATTTACAATAAATTCAACTACACTTAAAAAAGATACAAGAGCTAGAGGTAGGTTTGTAAATGTTAAAATAGAAAATGATAGTTCTGGTGAAGAGTGGAGATTTGGCACACTAAGATTAGATGTACAAGGAGACGGTAGAAGATAATGACAAAGATTAATATAAGAATACCAGAACCTAAAGAAGAATACGACGTATCTAACCAAAAACAAATTAACAGGGCTTTAACTATTATGAAAGATCAGTTAAACTCAACTTTTTTAAACGAACTAAAACAGGAGCAAGAGAGATTCTCTTGGTTTGTAGGTGGCTAATATATATAAAAATGCAAAAGTAGATCTAACTACTACAGATAATACTACGGTGTACACAGCACCATCTGATTCTAGAGCAATAATTAAAAGCATTCTAGTGTCCGAGGACGCGGGATCGGGGACCACGGTAACTTTTACTATAACTGATGCTGCTTCAACGGTATTTAATCTATTTAAAGATAAATCAATAGCCTCAAAAGTAACAACAGAGCTGCTAACTCACCCTTTAATTTTAGAAGAAAATGAGGTATTAAAGGCACAAGCGGCTGATGCAAATGAATTACAC